TATTCTCACTGACCGTGCTGTTGTGGATACTTTTGCGGGTGCGAAGATTCTTGACCCGCAGCGTGTTCTGAAGCTGACTGGTACTGAGACGATGGCTGAGCTTACTGGTGATGAGGCTCCTGCCTCCACTGGTGCGTCTGCTTAGTTGATGGAGGGGGGTTGAATTGGACGGCCTGATTACGCTGGAGGAATTGCAGCAGTCGCTGTTTGATTCTTCCCGCTTCGACGTTGGCCTCGCTGAGTGGGTTATCAGCATTGTGTCTGATACCGCTCGGCATGTGGCTGCTAAGCCTGAGTGGACGGCGGAGAATATTCCACCAGCAGCTCAGTCGGTTGTGAAACTGGCTGCGCGGCGTTTGTACACGAACCCGGACCGTATGACGCGGGAGCAGGCGGGGGATTATTCCTTTGGGTTGGATTCGTCGGTGACGAAGGCGGATGTGTTTACTCCGTCTGAGTTGGCGACGTTGAAGGCGTTTGCTCCTAGTGCTCAGACTGGTGGTTTGCGTGTGGTGTCGACGCGGCGTGATGATGTCGGCCCTTATTTTGGGGAGCGTGTTCCTGACGGCACTCGTTATGGTTTCCCGTGGTATGGGGGCTGGGCATGAGCATGTTGTTTAACCAGGCTCCGCACACGGTGACTGTGGTGTTGCGTCGTCAGGTGAAGGATCGTCGTGGTGGTTTGGTTCCTGAGGAGATTGGGCGTGTGTTGTGTCGTGGTTTCCTTCAGGAGTCGTCTGCTGCGGATGTTGAGCGTTATGCGGGCACGGGTGTGGCTGTTGCTGACATGAAGCGCTTTATCACCATGGAGGGGTTTCCGGGGGATTCTAATGCTCTGGTTATTGGCCCTGATGGTGTTGAGTATGAGGTTGTTGGTGCGCCTAAGATGAGCCGTAATTCTCGTATGACGTCGTTTGATGCTGTGATGTTGTCTGCGAAGAAGCAGGTGGAGCGTTGGACGTAAGAGTTTATCGGGGTTCTGGCACTAAGGTGGCGAAGTTGCCTGGTGTGCAGGCTGAGCTGGATAAGGGTGCTCAGAAGGTTTTGGCTCGTGCTAAGGCGAATGCTGCGGCGCATTTTAAGACGGGTGAGTATGCCGCGTCGTTGGGTGTGGCTGTGGTGCCTGGCAGGAATGGTGTGAAGGACCGGATGGTGTATTCGTCTGACCCGGCTGCTGTTCCTATTGAGTTTGGCCATGTTGCTGCTAATGGGCGTGTGGTTCAGGGGCAGCGGATTTTGTTGAATGCGTTGTATGGGTCTGGTGTGTGATGCGTTTTCCGAGGCCTGATGTTGTGGCGCTGTTGGTGGAGGCGTTGGATTCTGATTCTCATTCGGTGTCGTCGGGTGAGGATGAGTTTTTGGATGCGTCTGCTGGTCCGCGTTCTGTGCTGCAGGTGAGTTCGTCGCCGCATGGTCGTTACTCTAGGTGGAGTTTCCGTGTGCATCTTACGGTGACGACTTTTGCTGGTAGTTCGGTGGGGGCGTATGACGCGCATGTGGCGTTGGTTGACCGCTTGTTAAACCTAAATTATTTGGGGACTACCAATGATTGGTATGTCTCATCGGTATTATGTGAGATGGAGCCGGAGAACATCACTGGCCAATCCGCCCCCTCGTGGGACGGGCAAGCATCCACATATGAATTGTTCATTCGACATAGAGGGGGAGAATAAATGACTACTCCAAGCACTAATCGAGATTATATTGACGAGGCGGTATTCCTACCGTCTGAAGGCCATGTGTTCTACGCGGAGGTGGGTACTGAGGCGCCTAACCTGTCCGAGGTTGACTCGTGGGTTGATTCTGACCGCCAGGGCCGTATCGGCGACTGGAAGCCACTGGGTTATACCTCCATTGAGGACCTGCCGGTTCTTGGCGCTGATTCTGAGGGTGGTGAGCCGCTGGGTGTGTGGGAGAACCCGCAGTTCCGCACTACTCCTATCACCTCCACGGATACTGTTGCTGTGAAGCCGGTGCAGTGGTCTGAGATTCCGCTGACTCACCGTTTTGGCGCCGGCGCAAAGATGGATTCCACGACCGGCAAGGTGACCATCCCGGCGACGTATCGTTCCGTTGAGGTCGCGCTGCTGGTGGTCATTATTGATGGCGACCGTCCACTGGTCATTCACTATTACCGTGGCGCCTCCGCCCCGGATGGTGACCTGGAGCCGGACCGTGAGAACTTCCTGACTCTGCCGGTGAAGTACACCATTCTTAATGCGTCCGGCAAGGATGGCAAGGGCAGTGTTATGGCGGCTCATCTGCAGACCGCCACTAGCGCTGGTTCGTCTGAGTCTTAAACACGCTATAATGATGGGGTAGCACCTAAGATAGGTGAGACCCCATCATTTTTGTGTAAGGAGACTCCATGACCGACACCGCCAAAGACACCACCCCGGCACTCGCTACTGCAGGCGCAGAGTTCGACGTTGACCATAGCAACCTCAACCTCGACACCTTCCCAGGATTCAAGCCACAAAACCGCCTCCTCCCGGCAGACCGCATGAACCTGCAGCTCGACCTCGCAAAAATCGCTGCTGCCCTCCCGGACCGCTTCAAGAATGAGGAGGGCACCACCACTAACATTTCTTTCGACACTCTCACCCCAGAGGACATGGATGCTCTCTCCGCCATGTTCACCCAGATGCAGAATATGGTTCTCTCAGCAGCGACTGACACGGACGCGATGACTAACTGGCTGATTGACCAGCCGGAGCCTATGGAGGGCCTGATGTACGCATTCGGTCAGTACCAGGAGACCCTGGGAAACTAATCGCCCTCCATGAGGCGTTAGCGGATTATGGGTCCGCGCTGGTGCCTGATTTTCAGGAGCATTACGGTCTGCGCCTTGTGGAGGTGGTGCGTGAGTGGGAGCCGGCTGAGGTTGTGTTGTTGATTTCTGGCCTGCCGGCTAGGTCTCGTTATGCGCGTCGTCTTTTGGGGGAGAAGGACGGCGATGGTTGGGATGTGCGTGATTGGTTGGCGTTGGATACGCGTAATGCGATTGAGGGCCTGCGTGCCACGGTGGTTGCGATGGGGGATAAGAAGAAGCGTAATGAGTTCCGCGAGTGGGAGCATTACCCGGGCAGGGAGTCCGAGAAGAAGCGTCAGACTGCGGCTAAGTTGGGGCGGTTTAGGCTGCTGGCGTCGGAGTTGAAGGATTAATTAGGGGGGCCTGTGGGCGTAACTGTTGGCATGGCGAATGTTCGCATTTTGCCGGATACTCGTGGTTTTGCGAAGAAGCTGGAGGCTGAGCTTAAGCGTCTTAATGACGTTAGGGTTGAGGTCGGTGTTGATTTTGATGCGGAGGGTTTGTCGCAGAAGGCTAAGTCTGCGGCTGCTGCGGCGTCGAAGTCTGCGCATGTTGATGCTGAGGCTGATTTTGATGCGGATGGGTTGACTCGTAGAGCGCGTGCGGCGGCGAAGATGGCGTCGTTGGCGTCGAAGGTTGAGTTTGAAGCTGATTTTGATGCTAATGGTCTTGTTCGTAAGGCGCGTGATGCGGCGCATGATGCGGGCAAGAGGGCTATTCATTTTGCGGCGGAGATAGACCCGTCGATTTTGGTGGCTAAGGCGCGTGCGGCTCGTATGGTGGCGCAGCGGGCACTGGGCAACCTGAAGGTTGGTCTGGAGCTTAAAAATGGTGCCGCGTTGAGGTTGGCGGTGCAGGCTGCTGCTATTCAGATGAATATGTTTGGCGCGTCGATTATGACGACTGCGTTAACGGCTTTGCCGGAGTTTATTGGTAAGGCTGGTTTGGCTGCTGTGGCTGTGGGTGGTTTAGCCGGCCCGCTGGTGGCGGTGTCGGCGCAGGCGTTGGCCGCTGCGGGAAGTATGGCCGCGTTGGGTGCCGCCATGGCGCCTTCTGCGATTATGGCCGCTGGTATGGCGGTAGGTGTCCTGAAATCTGCGTTTAGTGGCATGGGGGATGCCATTAATGCGGAGTCTGTAGAGGATTTCAATAAGGCGATTGAGGGTATGCCGCCTGCGGCTCAGGAGGCAGCGGGCGCGCTGCGTGGCCTTAAAGACCAAATGAGCGAGCTGGGGGATAATGTTTCCCAGTCCTTCTGGGAGAATTTCACCAACATAGGTGACCTGTCGGCTGTGCTGGCTCCTCTGCAGGCGTCTATGACGGCCTTGGCGGCTGATATGGGTAAGGCTACCTCTGGGCTGGTTGCGTTTGTGTCGCAGGGCGTGGGTTTGGAAGCAATGACTACTATGCTCGACCATGCTCAGACGGCGGGGTCTAATCTTTCGTATGCGTTTGCTGCTGTGGCTAAGGGCCTTGTTGCTGTGGGTGCGGCTGTGGGGCCTGTGTTGGGTGACATGACTGCGAAGATTGAGCAGATGGCGACCGCGTGGTCTGAGCGTATGGTTGCTGGTTTTCAGGATGGTTCCCTCCAGCAGTATTTTGCAGACGCTGCGACGAAGGTTCAGGAGTTCTGGGGCGTGCTGCAGCAGGTTGGTTCCATTGTGGGGGCAGTGTTCTCCGCGATGAATGCTGCTGGTGCTCCGTTCTTGGGGACAATTGGCCAGGCGATTACGGCGACTGAGCAGTGGGTTACCTCCGCCCAAGGCATGGAAACGCTGACCACTTTCTTTACAAACATGACAAATGCCGTGGGAGTGTTGCTGCCGATTATTGGGCAGCTGGCAACGATTATTGGCACGACCGTGGCGCCGGCTATTGGTGACTTTGTGACCGCCATCGGGCCTGGGCTACAGTCAGCGATGGATGGTTTAGGCCGTGGTCTGCAGGTTATCGCCCCGTTTGCTTCCGTGGTTGGTTCCGCATTGGGGTCTGTGTTGAGTGCGGTGGCTCCTCTGCTGCCGGTGCTGGCACCGTTGATTCCGCTTTTGGGCGGTATGGCTAAGGCCTTCCAAATGGTGCAGGGTGTTTTGCCGGTAGTGTCCACTCTGCTTGGTGGCTTATCGTGGCCGATTATTGCTATTGGCGCTGCAGTGGGAATGCTGGTCGCTGCATTCGCCCAAACCCCAGGGGCGATGGAGCAACTACAAGGGGCGTTCGGGCGGCTTATGGAAGCACTGCAGCCCATCATGGACGTCCTCATGCAGGTGGTACAGCAGATTATTGCTGCGCTGATGCCAGCGTTTCAGGCTCTGATTCCTATCGTGATTCAGATTGTGGATTTTGTGGCTCAGCTTCTTCCGATTATTGCGCCTATTCTGCAGATTATTGGCCAGTTGGCGGCGACGATTATTAGCGCTTTGGTGCCTATCATCATGGCTTTGTTGCCGCTGATTTCCACGCTCATTGGTGTTCTGTCGCAGATTGTGGCGGCGCTGATGCCTATTGTGATGGCGATCTTGAATGTGGTGGCTGCATTCGCGCAGATGCTGGGCGTGATTCTCACTTTCGTTGGCCAGGCCCTGGCGGCGATTGTTGGGTTCGTTGCGGGGGTTATTGGCGGGTTCCTGCGCATGGTCGGCACTGTTGTTTCCGCGATTGTTAATTTCGTGGGCCAGGTTCTCACCTGGATTGGCAACCTTGTGTCTAGGGGTGTGCAGAAGTTCCAGGAAATGTGGGATAAAACCTCCTCTGCGTTCAGTAATGGTATTAGCAGGGCTGTGAGCTTTGTTTCGCAGATGCCAGGCCGTGTATTGAGTGCTCTGGGCAACGTTGGAAGTTTGCTCGTTAACTCTGGTCGCGCTCTGATTCAGGGTTTCATCAACGGTATTAAGTCGATGGTGGGCGCGGTTGCTGATGCGGCGCGTGGTGTGGTGAAGAAGGCTCGTGATTTCTTCCCGTTCTCCCCGGCTAAGAAGGGTCCGTTTAGTGGCCGTGGGTACACAACGTTTTCTGGTAAGGCGTTGGCGACGGATTTTGCTGGTGGTATTAAGTCGGCGACTCCTTTGGCGGCGCGTGCCACGGAGGGGTTGATGAATGCAGCGTCCGGCAATTTGCGGGGCTATAGGGCTGGTGTGGACTTGGCGTCCGCTTCCGGTGGTGCTGGTGGTGCTGGCGTGGATACGTCGGTTCATATTGGCCAGCTTGTAGCGGCGGACATGTCTGCCCCACTGGAGCAAGTGAAGACGATGCAGCTGAGGGCACAGATTAAGGCAGGTATTGCATAAATGGGCTTAGAGATAATTTGGACTGACCACAGGGGTAAGAATTGGAACCTCACCTCCGGGGAGCAGGGCGTCATTCTGGATACAGAGCAGGCCGGCCTCGGGTGGGCGGAGCTTGACCACACGTTTACTAGGGGCGAGTTGATTCAAGTTTCTAGTCGTGTGAAGCGCGCTAACCATAATTTCAAAGTTCTGGTTGGTTGGGATAAGCAGGGCATGGAGTTCTACAACCTGTATAGCGAGTGGTGGTCTCAGGCGAATAGCCCATTTGAGACCGGAACCTTGACGGTAAAACGCCCTGATGGTCAGGAACGTTCCCGCGAACTACGCCTGTTTGAAACCCCAGACACCACCCACACATTTGACCCTGGCCTCGGTATTGACCCGCAGCCGGAACTGTGGTCATTGACGGGTAATTACGGTTGGTGGTTTGGGCCTGAACAGGTCGTGAGCGTGAAATACGACGACATTTCAGGCTCTGGTAGTGGCACCCCATTTTATGGCCCTAAAGGGTACGGCTGGCCGCTGTACATTTCGTCGATGTATTCCGCGAAGGAAATCTCCATCTCCAACGACGGCCAGGGGCCTATGTGGTTGACGTGGACTCTGGTGGGGCCTATGTCGAAACCACGTGTGGGTATCGCCGGTGGGGCGGAATTGACGTACAAGGGTGACCTGTTGGATGGCGAGATTATTGAAATTCGCACTGACCCGACCAGGCGTGACGTGGTGCAGGTCTACGGAAATAAGAGTTTGTATGGTGCTGCGTCTGGTGAGTGGGCGCCGGCGCCTGTGGGGCAGCGTGTGCCGTTGACGGTGACTGCGGAAAGTATGGGGCCGGGGTCTGCGATTTATGCGTCTGGCCGTGTGGCGTATGCGCAGGCTTTTTAGGGGGATTGTGTGACTACGAAGTTTAGTAATAGTTGGGTTAATCCGTGGGAGCCGGTGCGGGTTGAGTTGTGGTCGTATAAGGGGCGGCGGCTTGGGTTGGTCGGCAACTATGAGGAGATGACGTTTACTTTCGCTGACCGTGAAGCTGATACGGCTGAACTTACCCTTCCTCTGACTAGCCTGACCAGCCTCCTTGTGCCCTGTGATGGTGTCGTGCTGGTAGGCATGCGCATTGGTGGTAGGACTCACCTGTCCACCCCTGTGAAGGCGGAGGTGACCGCTGGTGATGATCCGTCGCAGGCGATGGTGAGGGTTACTACTGCGGGCGGCTGGACACTATTGGATGGTGAGCTTCTACCACCTAGTTTGGACACGCCACTCAATCAGCAAACCACCCCGGAGTTTGACGTTAACGGACCACTGGAGTCCGTGGTTAAACGACTCCTAGAAGTGGGTGTGAAACGCACCAAACACCCCATCGTCATCCTCCAAGACCAAGGCCGAGGCCCTGATGTGCATGTCCACGGCAAGTGGGAATCAGTAGGCGACGTCATCAAAGACGTCCTCAACAAAACCGGCTACCGCCTAGACCTCACAGGCTGGCTCCCCGGCGACCCACCACCACAGGAAGATATTTCCCTCACTCGCCCCTCCATTATTGCGGACGTCATCCCCTACAAGCACCGCGAAGGCCTGGTGTGGACCGTGGAGGCTGGTGACATTACGGACTGGTCTATGACCCATACCCGCTCCTCAGCCACGGTCGGCATCGTTGGCTTCGAGGTAGACGACCCCGCTAAGCGTGTCTACGGAACCATGACCGGACCTACCTCTGGTAGCCCGTGGCAGACGCGTGAGGCGTTTAAGGAATACACAGAGCACAAGGAGATTGATGACCGTGAACCTGACCCCCAGCGTGTATGGGAGGGGATGGAAAACGAAGGCCAGATGCTCATCAACCAGAGCGAGGGAACCGTCGAAGCAGACATCACCGTGGACATCGCCAACCTCTGGCAGTTCAACACCGATAAGACTAATTCCCGCTCATTTGATGTTGGCGACTGGGTGGAGGTTCACCTTCCGGTATTAGGACGGTACACCCAGTTAATTAAGGCGGTGGAGGTGCATGTAACCCCAACAGATTTCACTATCAGGCCAATCATTGGCACCCCCGACACTATGGACTCTGACCTTTACTCAAACCTGGCGAACTTGCATCGTCGGGTAGATAAGCTCGAAAGGAGCTAATTATGGCTTTTACGGCTATTGCAACTGCTAACACGACTATTGGACCGGCTCAGTATGCGGATATGGCGCAGGCGTTGGCGCCGCGTTTTTTGGTGGACACACCTAACGATTTGCAGCCTTCTTACAGTAATGGGCGGGTGACATTGCAGCCTGGTGCGGCGTTGGTTGCTGGTACTCGTGTGCGGGCCACGGGCACTAATTCTGTGAGTATTCCGGCCCCGACGTCTGGCTCGGTGGTGTATTCGATTTGCCTGCGTGTGAATTGGAATAATCCTGCGTCGTCGGCTGTGGAACTGGTGGCGATTGGTGGCAACACCGTTAACACCACCTCGACGTTTGATGAGCGGAAGATTAACCGTATTCCTGGCGTGGTGTATGACGCGTTTGTGTGTGCGGTGCAGCGTACCGCTGGTTCCAGTAATGCGCCTATGTGGGATTTGCGTATGTGGGGCGGTGATGGTGGACCCATTCGTGTGACGCAGCAGGGTTTGGGTAGTGCGTCGTTTTTGGATGCGCGTGCCGGCACCATGATTAGTACTGATAATGGCCAGTTCACGAAGCGGCTTGATGCGGATGGTGTGTGGCGTGATGTGGGCACTCCGTCGAATCCGTGGAAGTTGTGGACTCCGTCTTTGCGGTATTACGGCAAGGATGCGCCGAATGGTACGAGTGGTGGCAACCAAGTCTATTTGGGCACTCAGGGTCGTTATAGTGGCCGGTATCGTGTGGTTGATGGCCTGCTGGATGGGTTTGTTCAGATTACGACGGGTACGGGCGCTAATTTCGGTTCAGGCCCTATCACGATGGATTTGCCTTTGCCGTGTGCTAGCTGGCAGCCCGACACGTGGTCCATGGGGCATATTTACACTGACCGGTCATTTGGTGCCCCGTCGAGCCTTGACTGGCACAGTGAGGTGTTGGTGAAGGCTGGGTGGACTCGTGGACTGTTGTTCGCCCCAGTGTCAGGTGATTTTAATGACATGAAGTTCCACGCGGCGACCGTTGACGGTAGGCCGGGGTCGGGTACTCCTCGGATTGATAATGCCCCGTCGACTGGTGCTGTGTACACCTACAACATTTCCTACCCCGTCGAATAATTGGTGCTGGTATATAATTGGAAAGTACCAATTAACAAGGGGGGGATAATGGCACAAGTTTTGGACTGGAGCGCCCAATTCAACTTCGGCAATCCACGGCCAACCAACAACATTCGAATCATCTGTCTACACGTCACCGTCAACGCACCAGGAACCCCGGCGCAGAACGTCGCTGCCTACCAGCGAAACAGCCAAACCGGCTCATACCACGAACTGGTCGACACCACGCCGCGTGTGCTCATTGAGAACACAGACGACTGGCAAACCTGGTCTAGCGGCAACTACGGCAACAACATCGGACTGCACCGCAGCTTCGTCATGTGGGGAAACGAAACCCGCGAACAATGGCTCAAATACGACGCCATGCTCCGCGCCGGCGCCCAACGCGACGCACAGTGGTGCAAACGATACGGAATACCACCCGTAAAACTAACCGCCGCCGACCTACGCGCCGGAAAAAAGGGATTCTGCGGGCACCTTGAAACTGGCCAAGCCTGGGGCGGCACGGACCACGTGGACCCAGGAAAGGGGTTCCCGTGGGATGTCTATCTGCGCTACGTCCGCGAATACATGGATGGCAGCGCTGCAAAAAAGAAGGAGGCAGCACCCGTGCTGACCGTTAAGTATTTCACTGATTTTATGAAGGGTTTTATCGGCCCTGTGATTTCTGACGTGAAGGATATTCGCCAGCAGTTGACTGGTGGCCGTGATGCGGGCCAGTACGGCGGCTGGTCGGTGTCTCAGTTGGTGAAGAACTTTGAGGCGAAGCCAGGTGACCGTGGCACGGTGCCGGAGATGCTGGCAGTGGCGCTGACTCAGCTAGATGAGTTGCGTCGTGATGTGGACGAGTTGAAGGGGGAGAAGTGACTGATTTTAGTTCCGCTGTCGCAGTGGCTTTGGCTGAGCAGCCGTGGTTTGTGCGACGCAAAGACACGATTGTGGCTGTAGCCGGCACGCTGCTGCAGGTGGCAAACATCGCATTCGCGTACACGACCAATTCACCCGAGTGGGTGAACTTTGCTATTGCAGCCGTGATTGGCGTGTGCCAGGTAGTAATCCATGCCGGCACTCCGGGCGCTATCACACCGTCTATGGCGCCACGTTTGGAAGCCACGGCTGCAACCATCCCGGACGGTAGTGGCTACGAGGAGGGGGCTGCTGCCGCCTCTGACGCGGGGCTGGCAACCCCGAATATTGACGACCCGCAGGGCGGGGCACATCGAATTTCTGACTTTGGTGAGGAGTAAAAATGGGTGAGAAACTTAATTTCCATGCAGGCAAATCTCTTGTAGGGGGAACACCATCTGCAGGTGTTGGTGTGGGCGGCACCGACCTTGGATTCTTGTTTGAGGGCGGTAAGCAGTTCGCACCGCAGGGCCGTTCTTCCCTGTGGGTTGGCGGCGTGTTTGGTGACACGTTCCGAGGCTTCCCAGGCGAGTATCCAGGGAATGATTATTGGCGTGCGCCGGTGATGATGCGCTCTTCTAACACGGATTTTGGGGTTAATGGCATTAAGTGGGATAACGCCGCACGTGGCGGCAACCGTCTCATTGACTACCCGAATGGCATTAAGAATGGTGCTCCGCGTCGTACGGATAAGGGCTGTTTCTCGCTGATTCCGAATGATGCGATTCAGCTGCCTGATGGCCACTACATGATGAGTGCTTTCCGTGTGAAGAACTGGGATAGTGACGCGAACCAGGCGATGGCCCATACGCACTCCAACATTTGGCTGCACTCTACTGAGCCGCATGCGGAGAAGTGGGAATGGGCGGCAGATATTGAGCTTGGCAACACCACGGAGCGCGGCCAGGGGTATCAGTGGTGGAATAATGGTCGTGACCAGTTCTTCCAGAACGCGACGTTCCTTCAAATCCCTGGCGACGATTATGTGTATGTTTTCGGCACCCCAGAGGGCCGGCACAAGCTGACGGACAAGGCTGGTATTTATCTACGCCGCTGCCATTGGAAGCACCTGTGGGAGCGCTCCAAGTGGGAGTTCTGGGGCTGGACCGGAAACCGTTGGGAGTGGGGCACGAAGGTGTGGCCGACCCCAATTCTGCGCCCGTACCCAGGCAAGCCTATTGGTGAGATTAACGCCCAGTACCTTGGTGGGAAGGTCCGTCTGACGTACTGTGATGGTCCGCTTGGTGCTGTGTGCCGTACTGCGGACGCGCCGGACGCCCCGTGGTCCCTTCCGCGTATCATCACTAACACGGTTCGCGCCCCGTATGCTCCGTCTCTCCATCCGTGGAATACGAACATGGAGCATGCGGCGTTTACTATCTCCTCCTGGGATAAGGTAAACGGCAAGAACATCACTTATGGCTGCTACACGTATCGCGCCAACATTGAGCCGCCAGCCCTGTCTCCTACTGCGGAGAAGATGGTGAATGAGGTCTATAACATGACCCCGGAGGCGGCGAATAATGAGCTGGTGAAGCGCGGAGTTATTGAGGCGTTGAGCTGATGCCTATCCGGTATTTTCCTAAACGTGTGCAGCCGGCCCTGTTGGAGTTGAAGCGGTGGGGGCTAACTGATGGGTTTGCTCTGCTGCTTCTCGGTACAGGTATTTTCCTGCGCGGCGCCGCCTATACTGATTTGTTTCCCCCTTTGGATGATCGGCATCCTGCGGAGGAGTTCATGCCGATTGGTGTGTGGGGAGTTGTGTGGATGATTGTGGGCGCAGTGTGCCTCGTGGGGGCGGTGCGTCCGTTGTCGAAGATTGCGCGCTGGGGGATGACGGCTGCTGTTGGTTTGATGGTTTTGTGGGGTGTGTCGTATATCGGGGATTCGATTGTTGACCGTGACCCGCGCCGGTGGACTCAATCGCTGAATTTTCTGTCTGTCGCGTTTATGACCATGTGGACGGTTTGGCGGGGCCATCGGCGTGAAGACGCGGAAGGGGAGGAGCGTGTTTGACCACGAGGCATGGACGTTCTTCGGGATTATCGCTACTGGCGTGTTCGGGTATCTCACTTCGAAGCTGAAGGTTCGTTCTGATATTGAGGCGAAGCAGGGAGATAGTGTCCGGCAGGACATGAAGTTCATTGTGGATAATCTGCGTGCTGATGTGGAGAGTTTGAAGTCGGAGAATCGGGAGATTCGGGAAAACTTCGAAAACATCGAACGTCGCCTAGATGAGTCTGAGGATAATTTGCGGTGGGCGATGGGGGATTTGCGGAGGATTTTGACGTATTTGAAGGAGCGTTATGGGGATGAGGGGCCTGGTTTGTCTGTCCCTGTGAGGCGTTTGTTGAGGAGGCAGCATGGCTAGTCCGGCTGAGTTTCAGGCGCGGGCGGGGTGGTCGCCTGTGTGGTGGGAGGTTGAACTGTGGCCGGGGGCGTCGTGGCAGTGGTCAGCAACCCTGCACGGGTGTGAGTCTGGCACGGTTTTAGGTGGTGTCCTCGCCATAGATGGCAAGACGTTCCCAATTATGGGTGATGACCAAGTAATTTCGGTGAGTCTCACCCCAGAACAAGTAAGCACCATCACCCCAGGGGCTGTTGCTGAACTCTACGTCGACATTAAAGGCGCGGGCCGAGTCCTGTGGCTACGCGGTAAAGTAACAGTGGGTGATAACCAATGACTTTGCCAATGAAACAAAACAATCCCATCCCATTCCCAGCAATGGGGGCAGCAACCCGCGTCCTCGCCTACCCACAAACCGGCCCCCGAGGCCCACGAGGAGAAAAAGGCGAACGCGGCCCAGCAGGCCCCGCCTCAGCACTACCCGCAATCTGGTCCGGAGCAGGCGACCCACCCGACTACATACCCGGCTCCAAACCCGGAGACACCTACATCAACACCAGCACTGGTGACACATACACACTCGCATAGGAGCAAAAGACAATGGCATGGATTCAAACAGGTAATATTCGAGGCCCCGTGGGACCCGCAGGCCAGCCGGGTATTCAGGGACCCGCAGGACCCGCAGGCCCAGCGGGCCAGCAGGGCGAGCGCGGTTTGCCGGGTGAGCGCGGTGAGCGCGGCCCCGCAGGTGAGCGCGGGCCCGCAGGCCAGGACGGCAAAGGTATCGAAATCGCCGGCCAAGTCCCCACGTATGCCGAGCTTCCCGCAGACCTCACCACCGACGACGCCGGCAAAGGCTACCTCGTAGAAGACGACGGCGACCTATATGTATGGACCGGCGAGGCGTTCCCTGCCAATGGCAAAGGTACTGATTTCCGAGGCCCCGCAGGTGAGCGCGGGCCCGCCGGCGAGCCAGGCCCCGCAGGCCAGCAGGGCGAGCAGGGAATCCCAGGCCCCGCAGGCCAGCCGGGTATTCAGGGACCCCAAGGCGTGGCCGGTGAGCGCGGCTCAAAGTGGTTCATTGGCGAAGGCGCCCCTGGTGCCCTACAAGACACCAAACCTGGTGACATGTACCTCGACACCACCACAGGCGTGGTATACCAACTCAACTAGGAGGCGGTGACACATGGCATGGAACAAGGTAGGTAACCTACGCGGGCCCGCCGGCACTACTGGCCCCGCCGGAAGCCCAGGCCAGCGCGGAGAACCGGGCCAGTCAGGTGCCCAGGGTCCTGCGGGGCAGGGGTTTAGGTTCCGTGGCCTGTGGGATAGCAGAACCCGGTATTCCGCCTACGACGTGGTCAACTACAGCGGCGCATCGTGGGTCGCCACAGGAAGCAACTCGAACACGTACCCACAGTTACTATCGCGGAGCTGGTCCCTACTGTCGGGCACCCCGAATGTGCATGGGTCGCTGCGCTGGTCCGGCCCGTGGTACAACCCCGCAGCTAATACGTTCATACGCCTAAGGACTGTTAGTGATGGTCGACTGGTGACGTTTAGGGATACGGGTGGCTGCACCGCCACTGATGGTAATAATCCGCGCCTCATCGCCCCTGTGAGTGGCTGGTATCAACTGTCCGCCACACAGACGTGGGGCAATGGCCCTGCAGTGAAAGGCGCCGGTTTGGGCACGTCTCAGACGAATGGCATGTCCGGCATGTACTTGTGGGATGACTTTAACGGTAAGCAATTCGGTACTGTGTCGCGGTCGGTGTTCTTGGATGCGGGCACCGTTTTGTATCCGTGGGTGTTTAACGGGCCTGATGCGGGCATGTCTGGAGGCGACCGTGGCATGCAAAGCGAGTACTCCATCCTGCTTTTGCAGCAGGCATGAGGCTAAAACAGCCAATGCAATTCCACGACATGCGAGACAGTAAACGACCGTAAACCACCGTATTAAACCTTATGGTCCAAAATGCAGAAACCCCCTCCCACCAGCATTTTTACTGGTAGAAGGGGGTTTCTTAAAAGTGCCCCCAGCAGGATTCGAACCCGCGACACAAACCCCATTTAACCAGCATAAACACCATACTTAAGCCCCCTTCCACGACAATCCCAATGCATCCGAAAAACTTTCTTCCATCCGGCCAGCCACCACATCCAAATCGCCCTCCCACAAATCTGCATAGGTATCCAACAACATCGCCGCCGATGAATGCCCCAACTGCCGCTGCACAACCTTGGGGTGCGCCCCCGACGAAATCATCAATCCAGCCGCCACGTGCCTAAGCCCATGTGGCGTAACACGCGGAAAATCCGGGTGCTCTTCCATGCACCGCTTCAGCGCACAATAGAACCACGTATTCGACGACGGCACCCGCAACGGGGACCCATCTGCCCTGCACCACACCCAAGCATCCTGAGCCTTCCCATCCATTAGCGGAACCAACATATCCATCACAAACCTTGGCACGGCCACCACCCGAGACTCATGCGTCTTCGGTGTGCCTATCTTCACCTCGTACCCTACGGTTACAGCATTCCTGCGCACGGCAATACGCCTCCGCAAAACATTCACGTCCTGAACCTGCAGGCCGGCCAGTTCACCCCACCTAAGCCCCACCGTGCCCAGCAACCACACGATAGGCGCATTATCCCCACATTCGTTGGCGAACGCGGAAAGCTGCTCCCAACTCAGATACACCTTCCTGGCCTTCGCCTTCCTCGGAAGGGTTACTCCCTTCGCCGGGTTGGATTTCACAATCCCGTCGCGTACTGCCATGTCTAGGATTTGGGATAGCATCGCGTGGTTCTTCCTCACGATTGATGCGGAGCGTTCAGTGCTTGATAACCAGTGCTGCACCTCGGAGGCCCGCACCGCCCTGATAGGCGTGTCCCCCCAACGTGGCTTTACGTGAATACGCCAGGTCTGCTCAGTTGTCCGCAGGGTGGATGGTTTGAGGTGGGTTTGCATCTCTAGCCAACGCGCCCCGAGCTCACCAATAGTTACCTTCCCGGCATTAGGGTCTATCCAGTCGCCGGTGCGTATGGTGGTGGCGTTTTTCTCCGCCCACGCTTGGGCCTCGTTCTTCGTGCGGAACCCTTGCTTTGTGCGGTTCCTGCCGTCAGGGGAGCGGTACTGCACACGCCACGCCCGACCCTTAGCGGTCTTGTACGGCTTGATAGATGCCATAAGATATACGTGTCCTTCCTACTTGTGGTTGGATGTTGACGCCCCTGGTGCTTGTCATGTGGAAGTGCAGCACCAGGGGCGGGTTTATTACGCCTAGTTACGTGACCTAGTCTTTGACCAGCGAGGCCTTCATGCGGGCATACTCTTCGCTCATCTCATCTGACGGGGCAAAATCGTTCCACAGACGGCCAGTGACGCTCTCAAACTGATTCTTGTACTGAGCCGGGATATACGGCAGCAGCAGGAAATATGCGACATCAATCGCATAACGAATTTGGCTCCGCTGCTCAGGGGTAGTACTCGACAAGGACGGCACAGCTGGTGCTGCGGACGCTACAGCCGGGGAACCGCCACCAATCGCCGCAGCAACAGCCACAGCAGCCACACACTTCTTAAACCTAGACATGATTTTCCTTTCAAGGGGGAGGGGGAAGTTTAACGACATTAGACCAATGGCCCGTGGTCAAGAATTAGTTAAATAATCGACAACAACCACCAAGCCGATGCCGAACAAAGAACGACTATCCGGGGTAACTTTCACACCCGACACCATCGCCATCCTTGTCTAACTTCGGAGAATAAAGACCATCGCCTCGGTAGACTTTACGGCCAATATCGTCACAGCTGCCGCCACCACCTGCCGGCTGGGGAGCTTCCTCTACTGGCGCAGGCTGTTCGTATACCGGCTCCGGGGCAGGCTGCTCTTCAGGGGCAGGCACGTATTCCTCTTGTTCATCTGGGGCTTGCTCGATGGCAGGATTCTCTTCATCGTGAATATCGGGTTCTTCTACTGGGGCGGGTGGCTCAGATGAAGAAGGCGAAGGCTCCGCGCTGGTTGTCTCTGTTGTTGTCGGTGCGCTGGAAGAGGTCGACGTCTCCGAGGTGGCGGGTGATTCTAGGGTTGAAGTCTCCGGGGTCGGGGTAACGAGGACCGCTAGGAAAAGTAGTAAAGCAGCTGCGCCCCATACCCAACCCCAGTGTCGCTTCATAGGCTCAGCACCATTGGCTTCCCTCCGCTCGTGAAGAAGAAACCAAGCGCTGGGGATTAGTATGCCTAGTCCTAGCAGGATGCCCGAAAAGGTTCCACGGGCACCGTCTTGCCAAGGTGAGGTGATTACTGCCAAACCTCCGAAGACAACACCTATCCAGGAGATAATCTTCTTCCACGACGGGGATTTTTCGTCCCCTGTTGGCTGGGCAGAGGCGGAATATGGAGATTGGTTGGTCATTTTGCTTCCTTTGCGGAATCAGAGCGGAATGCTGCAGTGAGTTTGGTTCGGCAGTTCTGGAGGTTCTCTCGTCCGCGTTCCGCCTTCTCCTCATCGCCAAATTTGATTTGGTAGCCGGCATAGAGCGCGACACCTAGAAGCAACATTGCCGCTATGGACCATTTCACGATGTAGTAGGTGAGGATGAAGATGAACGCTATAGATGTGAAAGTCCACTCAAAGAACTTTGCTATTGCGGCGCTGGTGGCTTGTGCTTCCGCCTTGGTCATCTTTCGTCCACGGCTGCGGCTGATTCTAGGGGTAAGTGGGATGGAGTATCGGATGGGTCCGATGCCTGTGCTGAATCGCAGTCCCATGGTGGTGTTTTCCTTTCGGGAACAGGTTTGAGTTTTACTTAATTATTCGAATCTAGGGGCGGGCTGTTACCGGGGGTAGCGCTGCCGTTCTTTCGTGTAGGGTTTGCCAGGTTTTGAGTATGTGGTGGGTGACTTCGAGTTCGTCTGCGATGGCGGGGAGGTGGCCGTGGTGCCATATGGCGGCGGTCTCAAAGTCTGCGGGGGTTATGAGTAGTTGGGCGGCGTATTCGTCGGCACGTCGTTCCTGACGCTGGTCATAGTGACCGTTGCCGGTGGGGGTGTCACCGTAGTGTGCGTGGCCTAACTCGTGTGCCAGGACGCTGCGGTACTGGCTGATGGATTGACCACGCCTAGTGCTGATAACACGCCGACGGTGGTCATACCAGCCGGGGCGCCCGCCGGTGTGGCGCTGTAGCTGCACGCCCATGCTTTCCGCGAGGAGGTGCAGCTCTACCGCGCTAATCGTCATCCACATCATTCCTTTCCGCATCCTCATCCGGGCCGCTATAAGCCACGGCCTCAAACGGCATTGAATCAGACGGTCCGGACACGGGGGCACCCGCACGACGAGAAGCCAGGTCATCGTGCTCGAGCAGGGCACGTGCAGCGCCGCCTAGTTCTATTTTGTCGGCGTTGCTGAGGGTGTCCTCGGCCAGGCGGTAGACCAGTTCTTCAACGCTGGCTAAAGATAAGAGCTTTGCGCCGCCGTCCAGGAAGTCAAAGACCTCATCGCGGGTCAGATTCCCGAGTTCTACTAGCGCTTCAACGGGATTGATGTTTAGCCCACGGGATATGGCGATTATGTCTTCCGCTACCAATCCATTCTTCAATCGAAGGTTCACGGTGTTGCGTGAGGTTTCAAGAATGTCTGCCATGTCTTGGGCGGTGACGCGGTGTCCGGCGAGGCTGGCGAAGATGTCTTTTACGTCTGCTGGGGTTGTCATGGCTTAAACCTTAGTGCATAAAAAACTTGTCAGCAAGTGGGAGTGTAGCTGGGGAAAGACAAAATGGGGGCACCCGAGTGAATTACACTCTTGTCAATCTGGCGGAGATTGACATACTATGTTGTCACACCCGATAAACAGGAGAAAGAAAAGACAATGTTTCTTATCAGTCTTGACGAGTTGGACCGGGTAAAGCGCATCAACCACCTATCAACCGCAGTAGACCTAGCAAACCGCACAGGACTATCGCGCAACACGTGGAACAGCGCAATCAAAAACCGCCGCCCAACCCCACAAGTCCTCAATGCGCTAGCAGAACTAGGCGCAGCACCAGACCGGATTCTCGTTAAACACGACCCCGAAGAACTAGCCGCATAAAAGAAGGCCCCGCACGAGGCGGGGCAGCGACATCCAAGCTGTTTAGGAGTTTAGCACATGGACACGATGCATCCTGCGGAGGCTGCTTACATGGCGGCGATTCGCGTCGGGACTGACTGGTACTCGGCGGCGGATAGGGCAGTAGCTGAGTTGGCGAAGACGCGCCGGCCCTTTACCGCTGATGATGTTCGCACCACCTGCGGCATGGAACCACACAACCCCAACTCATGGGGTGGACTGTTCCGCTACTGGAAATCACGCGGCCTAATCCACCACGTGGGGTTTACCCGGTCACGCGGCAAAGCACGTAACGCCTCCGTCGTGGGCGTCTGGCAAGGAACAAACCTCGACGCAGCCTAACTAGCAGACACAGGGGTGCAAGTCCCCTGATAGGCACTAGGCCACCGTAAACCCAGCCCGAGGGGATTGGGCTGGGAACGGTAGGCCACGCAGTACAGAGAACTAAATAGAGAGCCTACCCCGGCAGAGAACAGTAGCCGGGCCGTGTCCATGTGGAACTACTTACTAGTGCGAGCGCGGGTCTTAGAACGCCATGACCACTAGTGCCGACAGGCTGAAACCACCCAACCGCCGTAGCGGGCCAAAGGTGAGGCAACACCACGTAACAGGGCACGAAAAACACCAAGGGCTGAATGGATAAAACATATTTTCTTATACCTACAACCGGGGCAAAGGAATGTGCTTACAAAAGACTCCGGGTTCGATTCCCGGCAGCCCACGACCCCACACCCGTGGGGCAAGAAGGAGACCAATTGAAACGCTTCTTCAACCGCGCACAACGCGCAGCACTCTACATCGCAGCAGATGGGAAGTGCCAGGTCTGTGGAACGCCACTATCCGAAGGGTGGCACGCAGACCACATCGAACCGTACTCATTAGGCGGCGCAACCAGCATGGCTAACGGCCAAGCCTTATGCCCCGCCTGCAACCTCAAGAAGGGATTGCAAACTTTGGAACTAAGAACATGGCAGAAAGAAGCTCTGCAAAAATACAACACGAAGAACCAGAAAGACTTCCTGGTTGTTGCTTGCCCCGGCGCGGGTAAGACCACATTCGCACTCACGCTGGCACGACAGTTAATCGACCGTGGGGAAATCAACTACGTTGTCGTGGTTGTTCCCTCTGATGCGCTACGCACCCAGTGGTCTGACAATGTTCTCATTGACCTGGCACCGTACAAGACCGGGCAACCCCCAAGGAAGCGTGGTTATGACGGTATCGTCACCACATATCAGGCTATCGCCAATGGTGAGATAACACTGAGTCTCATGGAGCATGAGCTGGCGCGCCCTAACACTCGCACGCTGGTTATCTTCGACGAGATTCACCATGCCGGCGACACTTCCCAGTTTGGCCGCAAAATTGAACGCGCATTTAAGGACGCCGACCGGCGCTTGTTATTGTCTGGCACTCCGTGGCGTGAGAATGGCGAGCGTATCCCGTACACCACTTTCGATGATGAAGGCATGTTGAAGGTGGACTACTCATACACCTATGGCGATGCTGTCCGTGATGGTGTCTGCCGGGGGATTAGCTTCCCAGTGGTTAACGGTGAAGTTGAGTGGTCTCGTGATGGGGAGGAGTTTTCTAAGCAGGTTCAGCCGAACATGATGCTTAAAGGAACAGACGCATCGGACGTGTCCCGCGCTTTGCTTGAAGCTAGTGCGGGAGGCGGGTGGATGCGTGAAGTGCTAGCGCAGGCGAATCGTCGTTTGATGTCGTGGCGGCAGTCAATACCGGATGCCGGTGGTCTGATTGTCGCTAAGGATAAGAACCACGCCTTGGAGATTAAGAAACTTTTGCGTGAAGTTACCGGATATTCCGCTCAAGTTGTTGTCTCCGGCGAGGACGAGGGTGGTTCCACGAATGACGCGAAAGCCGCGATTGGCCGGTTCCGCGATTCGCAGGAGCCGTGGATTATTGCGGTGAAAATGATTGCCGAGGGCGTGGACATTCCACGCCTCATGGTGGGTGTCTACGCCACGAACGTCACCACGAACATGTTCTTCACTCAGGTGGTTGGTCGCTTTGTTCGTAAGCGCCGGGGTGAGGATGTGGCCGCGTCAATGTTTGTTGTTCCTACTGCTCAGATGTGGGCATTAGCGACTGGCATTGAGGACGAACTACCGGCTGAACTTACCCGCGAGTTAGAGGAACGCGAAGCACAGCGCAGACGGGAAACCGCGCCGGGTGTGTTGCCGGTGGAACGCGAATCTCCGTTTATCTTCCTTAGCTCTAAGTCAGATGGTTTAGGGCAGGTCGCTAACGGTGGCGAAACATTACCGGGTAGCCGTGTTGAGGGTTGGCAGGACTTCCTACAGGCCAGTGGTGTGCCGATTGGTTACGCAGACCAGCTTGCTCGTGCCGCTGATGCCCCGGCGGCTGCTGAGGTTCCGAAGTTGGTTCCGAAGCACCAGCAGGAGGCGCAGCTGAAGGCGGAGGCGAACAAGTTGGTGGGGCAGGTTGCTCACCACGTTCTCGGTGACCGCTCTCGGGCTGGGGAAGTTCGTAAGAAGATGTGGAAACTGTACAACCGCTCGGTGAAGGAACTAACGATTCCTGAACTGAAGCACTATATCGAGGTGTTGAAGAATTGGTTAACGACTGGGAGCCTCGCCGCGTAGATACACCGGGCCAGGTTGTGGCCGAGTTGAAGTACATGCTGAACCGTGGCCGTAATGAATCTGACTCTATCGCCGCTCTGTTGAACCGCATCATTGAGGGGCGGATTTGGCGCGGCTACGCATCGGAAACAACCGGCATTCAGAAGAAATACCCGTCATTTCGACAGTTTGTCACGGATGACTTGAAGATTAAGAAGATTGACACTCTCGTTGGTCTTGTTGAATCGGTGGATGCCAAGGTTGCGGAGTCTGCGAAGAAACTATGGCTAGAGGAGATACCAGCAAGCCATAAGCACGGCACGAACCAACATAGCGAAGGGGAGGACAATGGTTACCATTGTCCAAACATGAACGCGCCGGGTCTGCTTGCCCGTTTGAAACGTGACCACCCGCACCTAGCCCAACAAGTCATAGACGGCGAACTATCCGCCACCAAGGCAGCACAGATAGCTGGTTTCCGAACCCCAACCGTGCGCCTTGGTAAGCCCGCCACCGTCGCCGCGAAACTCCGCGACCACTACAACGAGGAGGATTTAGCCGAGCTTGCACGGCTTATTTGCGAGTAGCGCTACTAGCAGTCGCCCCGGTGCGAGGCCGGGGAGCGCGCTGGGTTGGGTGTGGAGTGTTACTGGCTCCGTAAGTGAAGGCGTGGGTGGCCCCGCCACTAGCCGCGCCTGCACCCACCCCTTAAATACATGAAAAAGCGGGACCCCCTTTTTGACTTCCACGTCGGGGTCCCGCCCTTTTTGCAATCCCTATCGGCTCCTGAAAGGAACATCTTGAATCGTACCACGTGGCTGACCAGCAGGGAAGCAGCCGAATACATGAGCATGAACCCGGAGACTGTACGGACCCTCATGCGCAGTAAAGAACTCCGCTCCGTAAAGACGGGGCGAACATACCGCACCAAAACAGAGTGGTGCGACGCCTACCTGATGGGAGAGAACCAATGGGTTTTATAAACGCCTATTCCGACCGCCACACCGCAACTACGTAATGACCTGGAGGTAACTGATGCGCCAAATTACGCATGCTGAGGCTAAGACTCACATGACTGATATTGAGACTCGCCTGAAGATGATTTACAGGTGTGCTCATTTGCCGGAGAAAACCCGGCGACAAATCCTCAACCTCGCTGGTGGTGCTAACAGTGTTGCCGGCCAAATCGCAGCCCATGAAAGGAAAGTCCGCAATGCACACCCAAACCACAAATAGCCGCCCGGAGCGCCGCGAGCCTACCCATAAGGAATTGGCGTATTGGCAGGATGTTGCCGCGAAGCGTATCCGTTTCGCATGGGCCACCGGCATTTTCGGTGGCCTGGTTGGTTTCCTATTCCACGCTGTCATCACGGTGCCGCCGGTATGGATGTAAAGACCCGAATCAGGAAAGACCAAGAAGCGGGATTGTGGAATGTTCACGACCAGGACCTCACCTTTCCAGCCACTAGCTGGGGTGAGGCGATGCATTTCGTACACGACCTGCGCCGCCATCGTGCCCACGAGCAGGTCTTCACCACGCAGCAAATCGTAGCGGAAGAGTATCCGCATTTTGTGCGACTGCTTGGTCCTGAGCTTGCTAAGCAGCGTCTAGCCACGGTCTACGGCGTGAAATGCAAGACGATTGAAGATTACGTCAGGAAGGGGTCGAGATGCTGCTAATGCCAGCTAGATACCGGGAGGGGTTGTGGTGGGTGAATCTTCCAACCCCTACCTCGTTCACGTCACGTAAAGCCGCGAATGAGGCCTTAGACCAGTTCAAGGAAGAGTACGGGTGCCTGCACACGGAATGTAATGAACTCGGAACCGACGATATTGGGTTGGGGTTCGGGTTCCGCTTCTGCGAGTTCCATGCGCGGAGAGCGAAGAAGATTCTGAGCAGGTCAAACCGGGGGACTGCGATTTTTAGGGGAGCGTCTTTTGAAAACATTTAAACCAGATAATGAGGAAGCGTGGTTCGAGTTCCGCCGCCAGCACCTCACCTCAACCGAGCTAAGGGACCTGCATTTAAGCAGGACCGCTAGACAGTGGCAGGAGCTACGTGAGCAGAAGGAAACAGGGAAGCGGTGGGGCGGTAATGATTACACGGTGTGGGGCACTGGCCGTGAACCGATTCTGGCGCCACTGGTTACCGATGTTGATAGTCGCCTGGACTACAACGCGGACCCGCAGACCATCATCATCAACCCAGACGATGAGCGATTGTGCGGCACCCCGGACTTGTTCAGTGAGGACGGGGAGGTGATTGGTGAGATTAAGACTGCTAAACACCAATTCACTGGTGGGTATTGGCATGATTGGTGCCCCGACGGGTACTACCTGCAGGTACAGGCAAATATGTGGCATTCGGGAGCCGAGGCGTGCGTGTTGCTGGTGGAGTACTACAAGGAGCAGAATGGCGAGTTCAGCCCCGTGGAGTATGAGTATCAGGTAATCCACTACGACCCCAAGGTGGTAGAGGACATGCGGCACACTGCCGCCGAGTGGTTCGCGTGGCTGGAAGGTACAACCCCGGATTGGATGGGTGAGGTCATCAGCCTAGAGGACGCCGACGAGGTAGAAGACCTGGTTGCTTCCATTGGCGCCGGCGAGGATGAGATGCGTGAATTGAAAGACCGCATCGACCAGCAGCGCAAACAGCTCCTGAAGCTCCTGGGTGATTCCTACGCGGGTACGCATGCCGGATACAAGGTGAGTGTTTCCACCACCAAGGACTCGAAGACGTTTGATTCTAAGGCGTTTAAGACCGCCCACCCAGAACTATTCGATGAGTACAACACGAAAACCCGCCGAGGTTCCACACGCCTCCGACTCACAAAGGTAGTCCACTAATGCCCCTATTCGCACCAGAATCCACATACCCCACCAAAGACCAGAAGAAGCGCGCCCTAAACAGGGCCCAAAGCGAAGCCTTCGACTGGATGACCGACCACGGAGACGCATTCCCCGAAATGCGCGACCTCTACCAGCAAATCCACGACCAGGCAGACAAGGAACGAGAGAACCTATGAGCAAACCCAGCGACATGCCCTACCGGCGTTTGGAGGTGGCCCGCACCGCCACCGCAGCGAACTACAACGCACTCACAGCATTCGCAGACCAAGCCATCTACCTCATCCAACACTTCACCCAGCACGGGCATGACCTAGAAACCGCCCTCGCACTCACAGAAATCACCCTCGACCGATTCGACGACGAAAGGAACATCTAAATGAGTAATGAAATCGCTAAGTTCAACGAGCAGGAAATGACGCTCATTGAGCAGCTAGGGTACAAGCAAATTCCAGCCAATCACCTGAAAATGTTCTTCGCCCGCGCCGAAGCGTTGGGCCTGAACCCTCAAGACCCGTCGCAAATCGCGCTCATTGAGCGCAAGACGAAGAACGGTAAGACCTACACCCTCCAAGTCGGTATCGGCGGAGCACGTCGAACAGCTCGACGTATCGCTAAGCAGGAGGGCGGCACCTACCGCGAAGGCGACTGGCTGTATAAGGGAATCGACCATTCCACAGGGCAGGAGACAGAATGGCGCGACACGTGGAACGTGGCCCGCATGGGGTATCCGGAGTTCGCCAAGGTCATTGTGTACCGAGACGGTGAACCATTCCCGCATGTCGTTACTTGGGATGAGTCCAAGCAAACTTGGGGCCGAGAAGGAAACCTAACGCCAATGTGGGATGCGAAGCCAACCTTCATGCTGGGAAAGAACGCAGCCGCTGGCGCCTTCCGAAAGGCGTTCCCCGATGAACTAGGGGATGTGTACTTCGATTCCGAGAGCTTTGTGGATACGTCGGAACCCATTCGGCAAAAGGCCACTCGTCAGGATGTGGCGCAGCAGGCCCTTGCCGCCCCGGCGCCGAAGAAGAAGCAAGAACCGGAGCCGGCGGGGGAGGACCAGTTTGTGGAGGACGTAAAAGCCGCCCTCGCTGAACTCACCAGCCCAGAAGACGTCACCAACTTCATGAACGAAATCCGCCAAGACGCAGACGTTCCCCAAGCCGTCCTAGACCTCGGACGCGCCCGCTGGAACGAACTACAGGAGCAATAAATGAGCATCAAGTTTGTGCGCTCCCTACCACCCCGCGGTGGACGCGACACCATGAACCCCGACCGCGCCAACGAACTGTTGGACGAAATGTTGGCAAATAACGGTATGTGGGCAGAAGTGCCCATCACCCACCTCTACCCAGACATTGGGAATCTGCCTCAAGACCGGCTCAGGGGCCGGGCGCGTAGCTTCGCAGACCGAATCCGGCAAGGCACCGTCCCCGTATTCAACGAATACCCCTGCGAAGCCGTATCACGAGGCGCAAAAGTCTACATGCGCACCAACCTCAACAAACGACAACTCAAAGAAATGGAACTGTAAATGGCCAACGACATCACTATCAGCGGCAACCTCACTAAGGAACCCACACAACGATTTACACCTAACGGCAAGAGCGTCGTGGAGTTCACCGTCGCCCACAACACCCGCCAGTACAACCAGCAGAGTCAGCAGTGGGAAGACGGCGAACCATGCTTCATTGACGTGACCTTCTGGGGAAAAAAGGGCGAGAACTTCCTCCAGGACTACACCCAAAACGGCAAGCGCCCCGTGGTTGTGCTCGGCTCCCTGAAGCAAGACCGCTGGGAGGACAAAAACACCGGCGACAAGCGCAGCAAGCACAAGATTAACGCCGACGAGGTTACCTTCATCCCACGCGGACAAGGAGGCGGCGGGCAGCAACCCAACCAGGCGCAGCAGCAGTGGAACAACGCCGCCCAGCAGGGGCAGACAGCCACCTCGGGTGCGTGGTCCCAGCCAGCACCAACCGGCCAAGACCAACCTCCATTTTAAGGAGCCACCATGCAATCACTCATTGACCTACTATCCGCCTACGCCTACACCCCAGACGGCGGCATAGCAGACCCTAATCACCCTATATACGCGCTGTTGTGGCTACTGAAACTCTGCGCATAGGCAGCATGTTTGCCGGGTATAGCGGCCTAGAAATGGGCGTCATGCAGGTGCTCGACGCTAGTCCCGCATGGTTCGCTGAAATCGACGACGCCCCGGCCCGCATCCTCCACCATCACTACCCGCACGTTCCCAATCTAGGGGACGTGACCCGCGTGGACTGGGAGGAGGTTCGAGATAGCCAGCCAATAGACATTCTTACCGCTGGCTATCCGTAGCCATGCCAACCCTTTTCGCAGGCTGGGCACCGCAAAGGAACAAACGATGAACGACACCTTTGGCCCTATGTGTTCGACGCAATTAAGCATCTTCGACCAAGATTCACATTCTTTGAAAATGTACGTGGCCACGTCACATTGGGACTCGCCGAGGTCTTGGAAGACCTTGCCGAAATCGGGTGGAATGCGCAATGGGCATGTGTACGAGCATCAGACGTTGGTGCCCCGCACCACCGGGAGCGCCTGTTTATCCTTGCTACCAACCCCGACAGCTTCGGACAGCAAGAGGGCGGACTCGCCAGCAGACCAGCGTCGCAAGTCACCTGGGATAACGACCTGTACGACACATTGGCCGGGCTTAACCGCGCCCCCGACATCGACCATGAGATGAAACTCTGCTGGGGTGACACAGCCCCCGCAATCCTCACCTGGGCCATGCTCACTAACCGGAACCCGCCGCTCATAGTGATAGACCACGAAGACAAGGCCCTACACCCTCGGTTTCCTGAGACTCGTGCGGCGACTAATCCGGAGTTCATCGAATGGATGATGGGCTTGCCGGAGGGCTGGGTAACCGGCGTTCCCGGCCTAACCCGCAATCAGCAGATTAAAGCGTTAGGAAACGGCGTAGTCCCGCAACAATCCGCCTACGCCCTCAACCACCTACTCAACCAATAAGCCCCGCTGTTTAGGACCTCAATAGTCCACAGGCGGGGCCTTTTCTTTTTGTCTATGAGATACCAGCCCCTCTACGAACACCTACTTGAAGACGTTCGCCAATTGAAGCTCGACTTCGAAACCCTCGCAGCAGGCAGCAGCCTCTACCGCGATGCTTACTTCGACGCCGCAGACATGACCAAATTCATCCTCGAAAAAGACGAACAACGACACTGAAAGGAACCCCAATGATTTATTACCAACTTGATAAGGATGCGCATCAGCCTCGGTTTGCTTATGAGGGTGATGCTGGCATGGACCTCGCCCTATCCCACGACCTGACAGTTCCCGTGGGCGGTCACCGTATGGGGGATACAGGTGTTCATGTAGCCATACCAGAAGGCCATGTGGGGATGCTGTTTGTGCGTTCCAGTACTGGAATCAAACGGCGCCTCGTGCTCAGCAACGGCACCGGCATTATCGACCAGGGTTTTCGCGGCGCAATCAAAATCAGTCTCCACAACACCGGGAAAACAGGGCAACGCATCAAAGCCGGCCAATACATCGCACAACTCGTAGTGGTCCCCATCCACAACCACGACATCTGCGAAGTACCCGCCCTCGAGCACGCCCGACGCGGCATCAACGCAATCGGAAGCAGCGGAAAGTGACCACCCATCAGCAGCGTGAGGATATGCGCGCTTGGTTGGAATCGCAGGACATTTACTGCGCCCAACCCGCATTCCTCGACGCACTCATACGCCTATTCCAATCCATAGAGAAAGGAGGAAAAGACGATGCCCCGAATCAGGACGATTAAACCCGAATTCTGGTCCTCGCCGGATGTGGCAAAGGCGTCTGCCGTGGCGCGCCTGGCCTACATCGGGATGTGGAATTGGGCGGACGATTACGGGCGCGGAACCCTCAACTTAAAGGAGTTGGAGGGGTTCATTTTCCCGAATGATGACATCAAAGAACTTAGCGTAGGAACTTCCGAGAATTTCCGCCGCGTCGTGAAGGAAGTTGTAGACACCTTCGGAATCATCATTTACGAGGTCCACGGACGCACCTACTACGCCATCCCAACATGGGCCGATCATCAACGCACAGAACGTAAAGCCAAGTCTAAATATCCGGCCCCAGAAGACGGCGAAAACGTCTCTGACCAGTGGAGTGACGGAAGTTCCTACACTTTCCTACACACAGCGTCGGAAGTTCCTACACAAGGCGGCGGAAGTTCGCGGAAACCGGAGCATAGGAACAGGGGAACAGGGGAACAGGGGAACAGGGGAAGGGAGGGGGTTAAGGAAACCAGTAACCCTACTGGTGAACAAGACCCCAACACCGAAAGCCCCCAACCTCAAAACCTCGACGAGTTAGCGGCGGCTCACGCCGCCAGCCAACCCGACCCACGCCGCTGCCCAGACCACCAACACCTCGCACCCGGCACCGTCCCCAAATGCGGCCAATGCGCAGAAGCCCGCCGCGCCCACGGCCAATGCGCAGAAGCCCGCCGCGCCCACGACGAACGGCAAGAAACCACGAAAGCAAACGAGCGTAAACAACGCCGCCAAGCAATCAACAACTGCAACCGCTGCGACGAAAACGGATGGGTAAAAGGCACCAACCCCGCCCAACGCTGCGACCACAAACCACCAAGAAAGAAACCACCATTTTGAGCAACACCAACTTTTTCACCACCGGAACACAACACAACAAACCCACCCACTCCCTCGACCAAAGACTCCGAGAGCTACTCATCGGCCAAAAAGTCACCAAAGCCGACAACAACACCCTCACCCTCAACAACGGAGTAACCCTCGAACTTTACGAATCCGACCAAGACTGCTGCGCCCACGCCCTCGGCACCTGGAAAATTACCAACCCCAACAACCTCGAAGCCGGAATCACCGACATCACCTACGAGTACAACGCCGAAGAACACTCGGATGAGTCACAGACCAACACCCTCACCATCAGCCTTCTTCACAACCAAAACCCAATCGCCCAAGCCCATTGCTGGGCAGATGACGGGAATGGTGGCTACTACTTCTCGGTGCTGTCCATGCGCGTCGCAATCAAAGGGCAAGAAAACAACCCCGACATCTTTCAGGTGCTAGAAGCATGACCAACACCATCACTTTCCGCGTCTTTGGTGAACCGGCCCCGAAAGGGTCCAAACGGCACGTGGGTAATGGCAGGCTCATTGAGTCCTCGAAGAAACTTCCCGCATGGATGCGAGCTGTCAAACAAGAAGCCGCCAAAAACCAGCCCAGCAAGCCGATAGACGGCCCCGCAACCGTCCTCATGCACTTCTACCTACCCAAGCCGAAACGACCCCGCTACAGCGCCCCGGCAGTCAAGCCGGATGCCGACAAGTTGGCCCGCTCAATTCTTGACGGCTTAGAAGCCGGCGGCATCCTCAAAAACGACTCCCGCGTAACCCACCTCGAAGCCACCAAACACTACGCCAACAACGACACCCCACCCGGCGCCGACATCACCATCACATGGAAGGAAACCCAATGATTTACCCCTGGCCCTTTGATGACACAGACGAACCCAACCCAGACGAAGAACAGGAGGACGACTCCTGGAAAGACCGCGCCTACGACCTCTGGGCAGACAAATAAACACCAACAAGGAGAACACGATGACAGGAAATGACTTCATCAACAAAGTGCTAAAAGATTTTCAAAATAAAACCGGAATGACCTCAGAAGAGCTCAACCAACAAATGAAAATCGCCCTCCACCGAATCGTGAATAACCGCGAAGAAGTCATGGCAAATTTCTCAAAAATGCTAGAAAGCGCCATGCCACAAGGCCCAACAATGGAAGAAATCGAATGGGAAGACGGCGAACATTTCCTCACGGAAGCCGTCGGGCCAGCTCAATCGAGGAACGTCATGTTGGAGAAAGATCCAGAAACTGACCTCATCACCGTCGCCGCAAAAAGCGGCAACGAATGGAACATAAAGCACCTACCACCAAAATGGCTCGCCCCAACCGGACGTAAGTATGAACTCAAGGAGATTGAAAATGACTAACTTTGACCGAACGATCTGGGGAGCCACCTGTGATAACTGCCTCACTAACTTTTCTGCATGGCCACACCCCGACTCCACAGAAGACATCCTAGAACCCGTCGAATGGGAAATTTCTTCCACCAGCTGCCCCGTATGCGGCGAATGGATGGAATGGGCGTTTGAAGACCCAATGCAGCCCTACATTCGCACCGGATACGCACCAAGGGAGGATTAGTGACCAACCCCACCCGCCAACAAATACTCAACGCGCACGAAGCGCTAGAGGAACTAAAGAACGTAGCGTTGAGCGCCGCCGACTTCTGCGGCGACACGGAGAAGTACTTGGCATGGAAGAGCGAAATTATCGCCGCCCTCCCGCCGCGCCCGCAACCCACAATGGCCGACATCGAATGGGACGATGAGCTACACCACCTCGCGGGAGCAGAACATGACGCCATCGGAAAAGTCATCATGATGCACCCCGCGTCTGACGCGGAAATCGAATGTTTACACGAGTGGTACGGCCTTTACCGAGTTTACTGGCTCTCCTCTGACCAACTCACCCCAACCGGCAAACGCTACACACTCACAGAGGTACAGGAATGACCGGCCCGTGGCAGCGCTGGTTCGCCTGGCACCCAATCCGCACGCGGCAGCACGGGTGGAGATGGCTACGCACAGTCGAACGCGCCCTGCACTACCCGCCAGACATTCCCAGCGCCCCGGCACCCTATTGGGTCTACCGACCCACGCCTGATAACCGACACGAAACGGAGACCACCAATGACTGACCTCACCACCACCCACCTGAAATGCCTGCTAGAGAAAGCCACACCAGGGCCGTGGACTGTAGAAGACGACGGCTACGACATCATCGTCGGCAACGCCGAAGGCCACCGCATGATATGGGGCGACCAGGTGCGCTTCAAGTTCGAAGCCGGAGACAAGAAACACGACCCGCAACTCGCCGCCCACGCACCGGAGCTTGCCGAAGAAGTAATCCGCCTACGCGGGGAGATTGAAGACTTAATCACCGCCATGCAAGACAAAGCTGCCATCGGCGAGTCTCAGTCGCCCGCAGTAATCGCAGGCTACCTCAAAGAAATCGTCCTAGGAGAAACCAATGACTGATACCGTTCGCAAAGCCGCCGATATTCTCTACCAGTGCTCAGGGGTGGAGGGACATGCCGCTCAGACAGCCTGCCAAGAGCACGCGCAGGCACTTCATGACGCAGGACTACTTGCACCAGACCTACCAGAGCCGTCGTTCGTAATGGATGAAGATGGTGAGAAACGAATCTGTTGGAACACGCCCGACTGTGACATCGAACTAGAACCAGGAGAAATGATTATCACCCGAGAAGCCCAAGCAGGGCACACCATCGAAGATGCCCGCCAAACCGGATTGGCCCTACTCGCAGCAGCCAACTACTCGGAGGAAGAATGAGAACCCTCGCAGACATGACCACCGAGGAACGCACACAGTGCCGAGGAATGTGGTGTGACTTCCCTGACCCCGACGAGCGCACTAACCTCGCAATCTACGTAGGCGACAGCCTCAAACACCACGGATTCTGTGAGCTAGTCCATGAAGGTCAACTAGGAACCCTCACCATCCCAGAAAACCTCACCCCACGCCCCGACCTACCCCGCGCATGGAACCCAGACGGCACACCACCAGCAGGGGAATGGGAACACGCCCACATCCCCGCCCTAGGAGAATCCACACGCCGCTGGATAAGTAGCTGGGAGAAATCCCACTAGCCAAAACAAACACCCCCTAAACTAAAAGGGGGTGCTAAGCCTTGTCGCCTGACTCACCAACTATCCACCAGGACAAATTCAGACCCCGAGTGCAGGCCACCGGTTCGTGACCGGAACAAGGCACAAAAATCACACATCACGCCCAGGCGCATTCCGTGCAGGAGAACCCGGGCGGGAGGCATGCCACTCACGCACCTCACCCGCATCCCACAAAGGGGTACGGCCATCAAGGCGGGCCACTGGCTCAGGGGAAGGATTCAGTGCACTGCGGCTGCGGTAGCTGCGCCACGTCGTAGCAGTAATGCCACAGTGCTCAGCACACTGGTGGACCGTCCACAATTCCCGCCCGGTCTCCGCGTCAGTGATGTGCAGTCTCATTTCCTCCACACTTTCTTGAAGGTGGCGTAGCCGAGTACCGCTACCGCTAGGACAGTGAGGATGGTGCTGGATGTGGTGAATCCGTTGATGATGTTGATGATGATGGATATGGCCAGTAGGGTCAGGGCGATGAGGTAGAGGGTTCGTGTGGTCATGTTGTTGTCCTTTCGTTTAGTGTTGGAGGGGTAGCCCCCAGGGTTCAGGATGATTGAGGCTTCCTGAACCCTAGGTGGCTACTTTGTGCGTTTCCCTCGCCGGTAGCGTTTGCGCTTCCGGTGTTTGCCCTCATGTGGTGGTTGTCGTCTTAGGGTTTCTAAGGCGATGGCCAGTGATATGAGGGTGAGGATGTCGCTCCAGATGGTGTGCATCTGGCCTCCTTCCACTGTTGAGTTGTTGTCCCCTTGGGGACGTTTACCATTCTATACAACGCTAGCGCTGTAGTCAAGTTGTGAACCCACACCACCACACCCACTAAACTAATAAGAAACAACCAACAATAGGAGACACCAACCATGCCAACACCAGGCCAAATAAAAGCACGCAACCTCATAAAATACTGGGAGAGGGGCGAGGGCGCCCTCAAAATCGCATGGGGCACACCAGGCGACTTCACCCGCTGCGTCACCCACCTCACCCCATACCTCGGACCCCGCGCCAAAGGCTACTGCGCCATCCGCCACAAACACACCACAGGCACCTGGCCCGGCAACCACAACCACCACCACCACTAGCCATGAGTAAAAACACCCCACACGCACACTCACGCACCTGGAAAAACAAAGTCGCACGCACACGCCGACACCTCACCAAACACCCCGAAGAAGCCATCTGCTGGATATGCGGCGAGCCAATAGACATGAACCTCCCATACCTCCACGCACAAGCCTTCACCCTCGACCACCTCATACCACTCTCACAAGGCGGCGACATCAACGGCGAAACCAAACCAGCACACAGAAACTGCAACTCAAAACGAGGCAACGGAAAACACAAAAAACGCGGAACAAACCCACAAACAATACTTCAATGGTAAACAAAACCAACGCATAAAATACACAACAACGAAAACAAAATACTTCAAGCATAAACCAAACCAACAAAGTACAAAACGTCACACATAACCAACAAAACCCCAGGCCACAGGGTGGGGGACCCCTCCCCAGGAAACCCACGGTCCACCCTCACGGTATATGGACAGAGCTGGCCAGTAACAATTCCGAAACCGTTTCCATTAGTTCGTGGTGCATAGTTTTCATGGGTGTGTCACAAATATTTCTGTTACCTAGTAATGTTGTGGGTGTTGGCCAGGTGGTCTGGCCTGTGTTGTTTGGAGGTTGTTTTTATGGCTAGTTTGCCCCCTACGAAGCATGAGCAGTGTGGTTCTCCGAGTGGGTATATGGCGCATCATCGGGCGGGTGAGAAGCCGTGTGCGGCGTGTAGGCGTGCTCGTAGTCGTGAGGGTCGTGCGAAGAAGCGTGCTGCTTCTGGTTCTGCGACTGTGGCGCCGGGTGAGGTTGCTGAGGTGCCGAAGGGCCTGGGGCGTCGTGGTGAGACGTTGTGGGTGGATGCTCATCATCAGCGTGATTTCAGTAATTCTGCGCGTGTTCTTTTGGTGGAGGCGTGTAGGTGTGTGGATGTTTTGGACCGTTTGGATGGTGCGATGCGTTCGAAGCGTGGTTTGTGGTTTTCGTTGGATGAGGAGTCGCAGGAGTTGGTGGATGATGTTCCGCAGTTTTCTGTGGTGTTGGATTCGGTGTTGGGGGAGCAGCGTCGTCAGCGTGAGTCGTTGCGTGCGTTGTTGAAGCAGTTGGATTTGTTGGATATTCAGCCGGTTGAGTCTTCTGGTGGGGAGAAGTCGATGGTGGATCAGTTGCGGGAGCGTCGTGAGGCGCGGTTGAAGGGTGAGAAGGAGGCTTAGTTTTGTCGTCGGCGTCGTTGGTTTTGCCGGGGGATGTGGAGTCTGATTCTCGGTTGTGGGTTCCTGAGTCGCCTGTGCCGGCTCGGTCTGAGCCTGTGGGTGTTCAGACTCCTACTCATTTTGTGGCGCCGTTGTGGCATACGTCGGCTGCTGATGATGCTATTGATTTGGCTGCTGTTGCTGGTTTGGAGTTGTTGCCGTGGCAGCAGTTGGTGTTGCGGAATGCTTTGGGGGAGAAGCATGACCGGTGGGCTGCGTTTGAGGTTGGCCTGGTGGTGCCTCGTCAGAATGGCAAGAATGTTGTGATTATGGCGCGTCAGTTGGCTGGTTTGTTTTTGTTTGGTGAGGAGTTGCAGGTTCATACGTCTCACCGGTTTAAGACCACTAGGGCGGCTCATCGTGATTTGGTGAAGTTGATTGAGGGTGTGCCTGATTTGAAGGGGGAGGTTCAGGCGTGCCCTACGTCGACGGAGAATACTGCGATTATTTTGCGGAACGGTAACCGTATTGAGTTTTTGGCCCGGCAGGGTGGTTCTGGTCGTGGTTTGTCGGGGGACACGGTTTATCTAGATGAGGCTTTTAACCTGTCGACGGAGACTGTGTCGGATTTGATGCCTACACTGTCGGCTCGTCCTCGTCCGCAGCTGTGGTACACGTCGTCGGCTGGTATGGAGTCGTCTGAGGTGCTGTCTGCGTTGCGTGAGCGTGTGTTGTCTGCGCCGGAGGATGAGAAGACGTTGGCGTATTTTGAGTGGTCGGCGCAGCTGGACCAGTTTGAGTGGGATTCGGTTGAGGCGGTTCAGCAGTCTAATCCTTCTTTGGGGTATTTCCAGGATTGGGAGTGGATTGAGAATGCTGAGTTGCGGACGATGCGTGAGCATGCGGAGGAGCAGTATAAGCGTGAGCGTTTGGGAGTGTGGGCTGAGAAGGGTGGTGATGCTGTTATTGGCCCGGAGTTGTGGCGTGCTGCTGAGGTTGATGCGGGGGATGTTGCTGGTTTGTCTGTGTTGCGTCGTTCGTTGGCGGTTGAGGTGACCAGGGACCGTGATATGGCGGTTATTGCCGGCGCGGCTGAGTTGGAGGATGGTCGTGTTTTGGTTGAGATTTTGGACCAGAAGGCGGGTGTGGCGTGGTTGCCGGAGACGTGTAAGTTCCGTTATCAGCGTTCTAAGGCGTGGGCTGGTGTGGTGATGGATTCGTATGGTGGTGCTGCGGCTGTGGCGCCTCATATTATTGCGGCGGGGGTGCCGGTGAAGATGGCGTCGACGCAGGATTTGGCGCGGGGTACGCAGGATTTTTATGACCGTTTGGCGCAGCGTGATGAGTTTGGTGGGGCGGATCCTCAGGTGTTGCATGCTGCTGGTGGGTCTGGGTTTTTGGATGATGCGGCGTTTACTGCGCGTCGTCGTTTGATGGGTTCGTCGAAGACGACGTGGACGTGGGCTGAGGGGTCTGCGGCTGTGTCGTTGGCGCCTTTGCGTGCGGTGACGTTGGCTGTGGCTGGTTTGGGTATGGAGCCGGTGAAGCGTAAGCGGCGGCGTGTGGCGTAGTTTATGGGTGTGTAAAATAATTGGTGTTAATCAACGATTTTGGGGAGATGTGTTAGCCGTGTTGCGTGATGTTGAGGTTTCTGCGGAGATTGTGGAGTTTGTGCGTGGCGGGTTTGAGCTTTTGCAGCCGCGTCTTTTGCGTCAGCGGCGTGAGGCGGATGCGGTTGATTCGTGGTTGAAGCCGGAGACGACGCGGGGTTTTAGGGTCCCTCCGAAGGCGTCTCGCGAGCATAGGGCGTTGGCGGATTTGGCGCGTACTCCGTGGCTGGGTTTGGTGGTGACGAATGTTACCCAGGCGATGTTTGTGGATTCTATCGTGTCTGAGGATGGGGATGCGAAGGATTTGTGGCGCCTGTGGATGGATAACGGTATGCCTTCGCATCAGATTGCTAACCATAGGTGCATGGTGTCGTATGGGCAGTCGTTTGGGTTGGCGTTGCCGGCTGAGATGAATGGTGTGCCGTCTGCGCGTTTGCGGTGTTTGTCGCCGCGTCGTATGGCGGTGGAGTGGGATGATGCTGCTACTGATCCCTATCCGACGTTGGCGTTGGAGTCGTTGAGCGCGGATTCTGAGTCTGAACAGTGGCGCCTGTATGACTCTGAGTATGTGTATTGGTTGGCTACTCCGGCTGGTGGTGGTGACCCTGTGGTTCATCGTGTGCAGTGGCATGGTGCTGGGGTTACTCCGGTGGTGCGGTTTGCGAACAACCTGGACCTTGACGGCAATGTCATTGGTGAGGTCACCCCGTTTATTCCCACAGCGGCGCGTATCAATAAAACGTCGTATGACCGGCTTTTAGCGCAGCACTTCAACTCGTGGAAGGTGCGCACCATTGCCGGTATTGACCTGCCCGAGGAGACGGATGACCCGGTGGCTGATGAGGCTGCAGTGGAGCGTCAGAAGTTGAAACTGTCGCAGGAAGACATCCTCATGTCTGAGGACCCAGACACTAAGTTCGGCACCCTGGACGGCACCAGCCTGGACACGTTTGTTAACTCGTGGCGGTCGGACGTGGAGGCGCTGGCTGCTGTGTCTCAAACCCCTGCCCACGCACTAACCGGTCAGTTGGTGAACCTTAATGCTGAGGCGCTGGCTGCTGCACGTGCCCCTCTTACCCAGAAGGTGTGGGAGCGGCAAACCTCTGCTTCTGTGTCGTATGCCCGTCTTTTGCGTGTGGCGGCATCCTTGTCGGGCATGGATGCCCTGGCGGCGGACCCGATGGTTCGTGTGACGTGGCAGGACATGGAGATTCGTTCCATGTCGCAGGCTGTGGATGCGCTTGGTAAGGCTGCGCAGATGTTGGGTATCCCGAAGTCTGGTTTGTGGGGTCGTATTCCTGGCGTGGAGCGCAGTGATGTTCAGGAGTGGGAGCGTTTGGCTGAGGAGGAGAAGGACGCGGATCCTTTGAACTCAGTGCTTCGTGGTCATACGGAGTCCACAGCTGCTGTGGTAGGTGAGTAGTGGCTCATACTGTGGAGGGCGCCGAGGCGACGGAGCAGCATCGTTTAGCGCAGGTGGCGCTGACGGCTTACGTGGTGTCGAATGTGCGTGAGGCGTTTACTGCTGAGGTGGATGCTGATGATATTTCCGGCTCGTTTGCGGGGTTTGTGCGGCGGGTTTTGCCGCTGTTGCTGAGGTCTCGTCGTGCGTCTCGTCGCCTGTCGGAGGATTATCTGCGGGAGTTTCGTGAGGCCGAGTTGCAGGCTGTAGTAAAGCGTAAGAAGCTGCGTCCGCCTGCCGGCGACCCGTTGTCTGTTCCTGTTTCTCGTCTTCGTGACGCACTGGAGGCCCCTGCTGATGGTGGTGACCTGTCTAGGGTGTTGCCGGCGGCTGATGAGGTCACACGCCAGCTCTACGTCAATGGCGCAGCAGTAGTGAAGCGCCGCATTAAAGACGGCAAACCCGTTGATGAGGCTTTGCGTGTGGGCGAGACTGTGGTGGCGTCCACAGCGGCGAAGATGGTGGGGGACGGTGGCCGGGCTGTGATTGAAGATGAGGTCACAAACCGGCGTAATGGCGCGATTGGTTATTGTCGTGTCCCCGATGCGGACCCGTGCCCTTTTTGTGCGATGTTGGCTAGTCGTGGGGCGGTGTATAGGTCGGATGCGTTTGTGGAGTCGAACGGTATTTTTGCCGGTGATGGCAAATTTAAGGTGCATAATGGCTGCGATTGCACGTTGGAGCCGGTCTATGGGCGGCGTGTGACTGACCTGCCGGCTGGTGTGGACAAACTGGCCAAGGAGTGGGCTGATATTGCCTCCGGGCGTGACGATCCGTTTGCCTATTGGCGCCGCTTTAAGGAGTCCGGCACCCTGCCTGGTGATGAGCGTTCTGGGTCTTTGGGCACTGATGATGTGTATCTGCGTTCTGCGAAGCAGTTGGGGCGAGAGCGTAAACGCGGCGACCTGCGGGGCACCTCAAAGAAGAAAGTCTCCAAAATGGACCGTGGGCAGCGGCTGGAGTTGATGAGGGAGCAGCAAAAGCGCCTGGAGGGGTTGAAGTCTCATTTGGCTGAGCTGGAGGCACGTGGCATGTCGACGGAGGAGCCGGGGCCGGCGCGGTATGTGGCGCAGCGTATTAAGACAGTTCGCCATTCCATTGTGACGCTAAGTGAAACTTTGTATTAGAATAGTTGTGAGTAACCCAAGGTTGGTTACATCCAACTATTCTTTTAACCCTGGAGGTTATAAGTGGCCGAAGACACGACCAACACTGACGTCACCGAACAGGACACCCCACAAACCAGTGAGGACACTGAACGTGACACACCTACGCCCCGCGATGTAGCAGAACAAACCGCCCCAGGAGGCGACACTGCCACCCGCGAAGAAACCCCCAACAGTGACCAGCGTGACGACACGCCAGCACGCGAGGGGGATGCTGGACAATCAGAAGAAGACCACACCCCAGACGGCGATGACACTAGCGACGACACCACCGACGAGGAGGTAGAGCGACTAGAGGAGAAGGCGCGCCGCACAATCCGCAAAAAGAACCGCGAAAACGAAAACCTACGCGGAAGACTCAAAGCAGCGGAAGCACGCGCCGACCGAATGGAAATCGCCATCAACACAGGTCTTCCAGCCGACGCCATCAAATTCCTCACCGGTGATACCCGCGAGGAGATGGAAAAGGCGGCTGAAGAACTGTTGGTAATGCTTGGGTATCAGGGTCGTGTCACCCCGCCTGGTGTTCCACAGGAGCAGGGCGGGAACCCGCGTCGGGGTGGAACCCCGGAGCAAGAAACTGACCTAAACAAAATCGGCGCTCGGATGTACCGGCGCTAAACACTTTCCACTAGAGGGGGAAATAACTAATGGCTGCACCTAACCACAGTCTCTACACGCCGGAGCAGGCCGCTCGTTCTACTCTGGCCGCTGTCCGCTACCAGTCCACTCTGGCTCGTCGTCTCGCGAAGCCGCTGACTGGTGTTCAGCAGGCTGGACGCGGCATGACCGTGAACTTCGCGTCTCCTATCTACATCGACCCGGCCCGCGTCTACACCCGCGATATGCGCCGCTCTGAGACTCGCATTGAGTACTCTGACCTGTACCAGGACAACACCAGCATTGAGCTGACCGACCAGGTTTACAATGCGGTGAAGCTGCCGGATGATCTCTACACCTTCACCCTGGAGAACCTGGAGCAGCAGGTTATTGCTCCGATGGCTCAGTCTGTGGCCGACCACATCAACAATGTGGTTGTTGGCGCCCTGTCTGGTATTCAGGATGGCCTGTCTGCCGCTGATGGCGCCCCGAAGGGTTCCATCATTGCTGACGATGGCACTGTGTTCCCGGCTAAGGCGTCTGACCGTAATGGCACCCCGGAGGAGGTTGCTGCGAAGGCCCGCCAGGAGTTCCGTGACTCTGGTAAGAAGTTCGGTGCTTTTGGTGCCGGCATTAAGGGCATTACGGCTAAGTCTTTGCAGGCGTCTAATCAGCGTGAAGCTCTGCGTGCTGTGCGTGCCGCGTCTCAGGTGTTTGGTCAGCGTGGTATTTCCAACGCGGGCCGCATCCTCGTGGTAGGTGCCGCGTGGGAGGCCGCATTCCTGGATAACGACCAGCTGCGTAAGGTCAATGAGGCTGGCACTCAGGATGCGCTGCGTCAGGCTACCCTCGGCTACCTGTATGGCTTCGAGGTCATTGTGGATTACTCCATCGACCCGACTGCTGCTTATGCTCTGGATGCTGAGGGTGTTGCGCTGGTTACCCAGACCACCACCATTCCGCGTGGTGCGGCGTTTGCTTCCACCATTTCTCAGGATGGTTTCACTCTGCGTTACCTGCAGGATTATGACCCGGATATTCTCACTGACCGTGC